GTTTTAGTAAACGGCGATGACATACTGTTCAGGGCAAACAATGCTCTTTATGCAATCTGGCAGCTCAAGATCAAGTCTGCTGGATTCTTTCTCTCCGTGGGCAAGAACTACGTTCATGAGAACTATCTGATGGTTAATAGTCAGATGTTCAAGTGCGTCGAGGATTTGAACGGGATCAATCAAGTGAGATTTGAGAAAGTTAAGTGGGTCAATGTTGGATTACTATTGGCTCAATCAAAGGGACTATCTCGTAACGTGTTAAGAGACATGCCTGCAGAAGAACTCTACAGACAGGCTGTTGTAGACACTCCTAATCCGAATCGTTTGGCGAAAAGATTTGTCTTTTATAATCTGCCTCTAGTTCAACGTTTAACGTCGAATGGCAGATTCAATCTTTTCATCCCCAAACAACTTGGTGGTTGTGGTTTTCCACGTCCACCTGGATTAGATTACAACATAACACCATTCCAAGGGCGTTTAGCTAATTACTTGTTACATCAACTCCAAAAGAATTACTCTGGAAATGCCGAAGACTTGATTAAACTAACAGAACAGATTTCTCTAGTTCCGAAAGTTCAAGGCTTTGAAATTCCTGAGGTCTTCTTAAAGAAGAGAGTTTCGATAACAGCTAGACGACCGACGGATGTTTTGTCTCAATGGAACATTCACGGAATTGACAAAGTTGAACGTCAATTTGTTCCAGATCGTTACAAGATGATTGAGCAACCACTTACTTTACCAGTAAAACCGTCAGTTGAAGTAGAAATAAAGTCAATCTCAAAAAAGTTCTTGAAAGAGGTCAATTCAAAGAAGTTGCCAGTCTTGTCAAAAGAGAAGATTGAAGACTTCTCTCCATTAATTTGGGTTGAAACTTCAGAAGAATATCTCGATCAGCAAGCAGCTGCGGGCGTTAAGAAGGTTGAAGTCGAAGAAAAGGTTGATAACTCTATAAAGTTGAAAAACTTGAAGAGGAAACCAATCCCATCACCAGACGACCTTCTTGCCTTAGCAGAGCAAGCCGAAACGAGACCTTCGTTGTTAATTTCCCAAGAAAGGAGAGAGGAGCTTTTCTATGCTCTTGATGAAGACGAAGACTTGTTCTTTGAACCTCGCGAAGATGTATTCAATGATAAGGGTAGGGCAGACGTAGCAATTCCTCTAACGAATGACTCTGATTCAGAGCCGGAGTCGTTATATGATGAGGTTTTGCCACAGACAACCTTTTCCCCGATCTTTGACACTCGAAACGAAACTAAGTTTAAACCTTTAAGGCCAAACTTTTTCGGGTCAATTACATCTGTGAAGAACGTCATGCCACTGCTGAAGAAAAGTGGCAATTTGACTTTGTCATAATTTCTCAGTTCGGAAGGAAAACCAACCAAACCCGTGGAACCACGTAGAAATCATGGGGTCTACTTATTAAGTTGCCAAATACTGAGAGTCACGTGTCCTGGACCTGTGTCCGGGGGACTTTCGGAGCTAAGATGACTTCAGGCTTCAATCGGGAGATACGTTGATCAAAGATAGGGGGCTATGCGCTGGGTTTGCACCTGGATATATCCAGAGGCATACTTGGTCTTGCGCCCTATCGCGTGTCACCCTTTTGTCGACTTAACCCTGAAGCGTCGGAACGCCTAGAG